CTGATCAGGTGGCATACCAGCAGATGGACGCGAGTAATATGTTTCTACTGGTTCAGTGCCACCAAAAGAATCTGTGCCATCGGAGCACAGTCTGTCCATAGATTGAAAGATGAATCCATCTTTGTTCTCAAAGAATAGATAACCTGCTGTGCCTGATGACTTCTGAACATTGTTGCCACCTAATTGTGATTCACTCTGCGTTCCTTGAGTGCTAGCGCCTTTGTTAAACTTGGTTGACTTTGATACGGTCTTATACATCAGTGACTGAACCAATGCATGACACTTCTTACCATTAGGGAAGACACTCATCTTGAATTGAGATTCTTCTGCAAACAATTCCTTGTCGGTCTTCAATACATTTGTGAGAATATCCTGAACAATTGCTTCTGGGTTTGCTTTATACTTCTCTGTGACTCTAGCAGTATCATTCTCTAGTCCTTCCTTGGATGTAAGCACCAGAGTATAGTATTGCATGTTCCTTTCAACAGATCTGTTCACGATCTTCTGAACACGTAGATTATATTCTACTGCTTCACCCTTCACGTTGTTTAATTTGACAGTAACTTCCTCTCCACCTTGGATAGGTAGGTTGCCGATAAAGTTTTGTCCACTGTCAATCATCAGCATGTTTGCTGTAACAAATGGTTGATAGATGTCCTCATAGTAAGAGAACATTCCAACTGCTTTGGTGACATCAAATTCGATGCCATCAACGTCAGTGATGACTACCTTCTGAGGTTCAAATTTCTTGACTGAGTTTGACATTACGGCATACCTCCTAGCAATGACATTTGTGCGTTAGGATTTCTCACTGGGAGATTAGCACCACCATTGCCTGTGTTGTCAGGTTTTGCTGGTGGTGTTGTTGGTGCTGGACGAGGAAGAACAATAGGTTCTAGAACGCCTGGTTGATTAGATCTTGGAGTAGCACTAGCAGGTTGAGGTGTCTGTGCTGATGTGGATGGTGAAGTAGTTGGTTGTGGTGCTGCTGGTGGAGCATTAGGTGTAAGTTGTCCACCAACACTGAAGATAGATGATGCAACACCAGAACCATCAACAGGACCAGATGCTCCAGGTGGATAGTATTCAAAGTGTAGGTGTGGACCACTGGTAGGACCAGCGCCAGGAGTTCCAGGTTGTCCACCAGTTTCACCTAGGAATCCTCCTGCTTCAACTCTTTCTCCAGGAGACACTGCTACAGCACTCATGTGCAAGTATCTGGACTTAGATCCATCATCATGTTGAATATAAATCGCACCGTTGTTACCTATTGCAGGAACAGTAGTCTCAATAACCTTTCCTGGTTTCTTGAGAGAAAGTTTAGTTCCTTGTGGTGTGCCATAGTCAACGCCCCAATGCATTTTGGGTCCTCTACCCATGATGTCACGCATACCGAAACCAGAAGTGACACCATATCCATCAACAGATCCACCACCAGTAATTGTTCCACCCATTATAGTTGATCCAGGAGATGCACCACCACCAGATGAACTACCACCTCCACTACCATTCTTTCCTTTGCCTTTCTTGGTGCGAGTGTTCTTTCCTCCAAGTCCTCCTGCTATACCAGCATCGCCACCAAAGAATGCAGTAATTAGATTAGCAGGCAGACCAAATGCTGTAGCAGCAGGAACAAACATTCTCTGCAACACTGGACGGAACAGTTTAGAAACGCCACCCATGTTGTTGATGACATTACCAACTGTTGACATGAGCAGAGCGCCTGCTGCCATGGTTGGTAGTTGCATCACCTTAGCAAAAGGATCTGCTTTCTTTACATTATCTTGATTAGTTTTGACTGCTTCAGTCAATTTGTTTTGTGGGATGACTGCCTGTCCCGTTGTTGGATTGTCAACAATACCACCACTTGCCATTTTTGTGGGGGAAGACTCCATCCTTGGAGAGAATCCACCCTGTCCAAACATACCACCACGTTCACCAGCACTCTTACGTGCCCATGGTGTAGAAGAGTTCATCGGTTGTGGTCCGATGGGAGCAGTGTATTGTGTCCTACCTCTGCTCATGCTGCGAGACATGCCTCTGCGACTGCCACGCCTACGGAACATGCCTAAGAATCCACCTCCTCGACGACCACCTCCTCCTCCTCTTCTGCCGCCACCACGGCGACCAAAACCAAGCAGATCACCTGCAAAGTCAAGCACTCCACCCAGTAGTCCTTTGAGACTGGATCCATTTCTACGATTATCAATGTCACTACTACCAGCAGTTCTATCTCTATTTTCTGCTGCTGCTTCTGCTCTTGCTTGCTTTGCATCAGCAGCATCTTCTTTCTGCTGCTCTAGTTGCTGCTGAGCAATCTTTACTTGTTCTTCTTCAATCTTATTGTTCTTGGAGAAGAATCTTCTGATGCTACCTACATTCTTACTGAGATTTACTACAGTCTTAGGTGTCTGATCCTTCTGCTCTACTTTCTTTAGATCATCTACCTTCTTAGAGAGAAGACTGATCTTCTCAATGATACCAGTAGCAAATGATCCTAAGACACCACCATCTTGAACTTCTCTTGGTGCCTGTGGTGCTTCTCCAGGTGGTGTTTGTTTTCCTACTGGTTGTGCTCGCAGTAGTGCTTCAAATCTTTTCTTCTTGTCTAGTGCTGGATCATCCTGATCATCAGGATTCATCTGGAAGAAACCTTTGGTTCTTCTTCTCAGATCTCCACCAAACTCAGCACCGAGTGCTTTCTTTCCAATGAAACCAAATCCTTGAGACTGTAGATCTTTTAGTCTCTGCTTCTCTTCGTCTGTCTTGTCTTCTTTATTGTTTAGTTCCTCGATCTCTTGATCACGGCGGCGTCTTGCACCTGCTGCCATCGTGAGAGCACTACCAATCTTCTCGCCAATAGCACCAGCGAGGTTTCCATATTGGGGTGCTTCGTAACTCTCGGTGCCAGATGCCATGCTCGACTTTTTTTGCTAAAAATTGGCGGGAAAAATTTTTCTCAATTTATGTAATCATATAGTGAATTTGGTTTCACCTATGTATTTATCAGTTGGTCTGCAACCTTGCTGCCTTTAGATCAGCGAGAGTTGTTCTCTGTCCTGTCTTGTCGAAGTAGAACTTAGCAACACCTGCATCAGGTCCCAGGTCAGTGTTCCTTTGGTATCCAATAACTTCACTGCTACCTTCATAGATGATAGGTTGGATAGTAATATAATTATTCTCCTCTGCTTGCTGATATAGTTCTACCACTTTTGCAGGTGGTGGTGCCTGCATAACAGGACCAGGATTCTCCATTGTGTGACCACCATTCTGTGATACTTCTGAGTTGCCTGCATCTGCAGGTGGAGCAGCAGGTGTCTCACCTACTGGTCCAGGATTTTCTGCAGTGTGTCCGCCATCTTCATCACCATTTTCACTTTGAGCAGTAGAAGGTGCTGATGGTGGAGCAGTCAACGGTGGAGTCGATCCTGGTCCTCCTTTATACTCTTGAACATTATTAAGAATGTCTTGACCATATCCAAAACGATTTCCTTCGTGACTGTAACCTTCATATGCTTTGATGAATTTCTTATGCTCTTCGATGTTGTTACCTTTCATCATTGTGAGACCAGAATTATATTGATTGCCTTCAACAACAGTATATTCTAACTGTGCCATGAAGTCTCCAACTTGTTTGCCATTTGCTGCTGCCCATTCTTTATACTTGATCCATCTTGCACCAGATGCTGCATCTTCTCTCCATTGTGCCAGACCCCATGCCTTTCCATTGTCTCCATTAGCAGCAGGATCTAACATAGATTCTTGCATCAGGTTACCAACCATGTAAGCGGCACCAGAATCCGAGAATCCTTTTGACTTATAGAATTGGAATGCAACCTTTGCTCTTTCCTTGATAGAACCAGGAACATTAACAGGAGTGACTGGACTACCACTCATTGTTTCTTGTGAATCAACACTACTATTATTATTGCTACCACTAGCACCACCATCAGATCCAGAACCAGGAATGTTGATGCCTACCTTCTGTCCTACAGACTTAACAGCTTCTACACCCTTACCAACAACCTCACTGACGTTGAACTTTGCAATGCCAAACAATCTTTCAAGAGTTCCAATCTCCTGCTGGATGTATGGTTTTGCTGGACCAGAAATTAGATCAGTTACATTCTGCGTGATACCTAGGATGAATGGTAGTGCAGACATCGATGTGTTCTGCACGGATGACACTTCATCAACTACCTTCCTACCTTCAGTAGAACTGAGACTGAACACTGCCTCAGGTCCTGCTTCACCTGCCATGACACCACCTGATGCTAGTTTCTCTGGTGGTTCTTCGGGAACAGGGTCAGGTGATCCAAGTCCACCAGATTGATCAGCAAATGATGATGGTGCTCCTGCTGCTTCCTTCACTTCTGGCGTTGAGTTTGTGGGATCTTTTGGTGCTCCACCTGTGACAGCATCATAGATAGCACCACCAACTAGGTCACCAAGGATACCACCAGCAATGGTTCCAACCATTGGAATAGGAATCAGTGTGCCTAATGCACTACCAAGTGTAGCACCGATTGCTTTTGCTGCTGCTCTACCTACTGGTTCTCCCATTGCAAGAGACACAACGAAGTCAATCAGTCCACCAACAATAGGAATGCGCTTGAAGATGGGACGCAAGAATCCAATAACTGCTTTCTTCGAGATGGAAGATGCTACTCTAGTAACTACTGCTTGACTACCTTTTACTAGGGCACTCTTTGCTAGTCTCTTACCACCAAGTCGTAGTGCTGTTCGTTTAACAACTCTACCCATGCCACGTCTACCTACGCTGGCAGCTTTACCGAAGTAGTTGCCACCATCCAGTAGATCCAGACCGAAGTCTAAGAAATCTGTGAATCTATTGCTCTCACCTCTATCAGTTTCCTCCTCCTCATCATCTTCATCATCACGACGGTTATCAATATCCAATGTGTCTGCCATTGGATCTCTTTCTTCAGCAGTATCTTCTATCTCAAGGATCTCAGCATCACCTTGCTGCTCTCTATTAAATGCTATGAAATCTTTCTGGATTTCAGTAGACTTTTTCTTTAACTCATTATTCTCTGTG